TCACGAGATAGCGCCCTGTCTCTATTGTATAGATCATTGGCCGCCTGTTGAGCACGCCTCCGTGCCGCTGCTTGCCTTTCTATGGCGGCAAGATTCTCCTCTTCGAGAAAGAGTTGCTTGCCCGTGAGAGCGTAGCTTGCTGTCTTGATGTTATTAATCTGATTATTTGCCTCTGCGCGATCCTGCTCAATCTTTAGCAGTTCCTTTTCGACGTTGCTTATCTCAACGGCTATAATGCCGCCGGACAAGCTACGTGTTTCCACAAGGTCGTAGACCCTAGAAAGCTCAGATCTGTACTCTGTGAGCGCCGCCTTTGTACGCGGCAAGTCTTTGCCGAGGCTAAGTAGCTGGTTCAGGCCGCCAACCCTTGGGTTAATATCTTGCCTAAACCCGCCGGTCCCGCTTTGGTATAAATCCTTTAGGGCGGTTAGCTGTTCGACGGTTGCCTTGCCAGCTCTTATATTCGCAATCTCCGCTCCCTGGGTAAAATCACGAAAATATCTTTTTTGAGATTTGTCTGCAAAATTGATATTGTCCGCCAGGGCCTTGAACGCGGCGGCCTGCTGGCGAAGTCCGGCAGTAGTGGACGCAAGGGACTTGCTACCAGAGGCTATGCTATTGAAAAAGTCTTTTGCGCTTTGACCCAGTGCGCGGAATGTATCTTGCTGGCGGCTGTCGATTCCAGCGACCCGAGCTGCTGCGTTGGTGGCAGGCCCCTTGAATATCTCCAGTGGCGTCTTGTTTAGCTCGCCAATCGTCCGCTGCAGCTTCGACAGGCTTTGCTGGGCCTGCTGGAAGCCAGAGGTTACCAGTACAGCTTCCAGTGGCTTATTAAGGCGCCGCTCAACAGTCTTTAAGCCTCTGTCGAAGTCAGAGAAGTCGCCTGTTACACGTACTCTGCCTTCGTAGTCAGCCACGCCCCTCCCTGGTGCCGGTGCCCCACACCTTAGCGCCTCCCGGATCGGCGGGCAGGCTGGGTGGGGGCGGCGTTGGGGGAGGGCGTTTCGTCTGCCAGCACCTCGAAGTAAGCAGCGTGCAGGATCATGTCATCCCGCGTAGCGTTATTGCGGAGCTGGGTAAGGGTCATCCCCAGCTCCTTGCATAGCGCTAGCTGCAACCTCAGCTTGTAGTTACTCTTGATCGCCTCCTTTAGCGCTTTTGGGATCGGCGTCAGCCAGCACCCCTCCGTTATCAAGAAGGGCGGTCATCAGTTTAATCATGTCGCCCTGAGCGTACTCATTGCGCATCTTCTGGATGTCCCCAAGCTTGAACATGGGCGTTGCATCTTCGTGCTCCGCTTTGGCGATCAGGACTTTGTAGCCGTAAGCATTGTTGCGCTTGTCGCCTTCCACGGCCTCGCGGATGGCGTCATCCTCCGCCTGTGTGAGAGGGGCGAAGTACATCACGAACGAGTCGCCCGTGCTGAGCGTGATTTCGGCTTTGCGGCGCTGTGCCGTCCTGCGCAGGAGGGCGTCTACTTCTTGGCGTGCCATGGATGGGTTTGAGCAACGGGAACATGGTAGCACCGATCAGCACATAAAAAAGCGGGGCCGAAGCCCCGCCGTGCTTACAGGCGCCACTCAGGGGGTCAGTCCGAAGACGTGGATCGGCTGACCGCTTACCGAGAAGTTGATCGAAACTTCGGTAGGGGAATCCTCGGGGGTAACGCCCCCGGAGAAGCCGAGCAGCGAGATTGGGAACTGGCAGTACAGGCTTTTCGCTTTGTCAATCGCGCCCGTGCCGCCGCTAGCCGCAATGGCCTTGAAGTAGGCGGACAGCATGGCGCCAGACTGATTGCGAAACAGACTACCTTGCACGATGCGGTTCGTGAAGGAATCGTCGTTTGAGCTGAGCCTGAGGGTGAGCGTCCCACTCCCGCTGGCGAAACCGGACTGACTGGTGCGGAACGGCGCCAGCTTTGCCTCGCCCGAGCTTGGCGTGCAGGGGAGAGAAGTGGTGTCGATTTCGCCCCGAGTCACCTCCAGTGTTACGGATGCCAATTCGCAAACGGCCATGTCAGCCGAGTAGGACATCTTGATATGGTTGGCGTTGCCAGGGGTGTCCGCGCCACTCGTGCCACCATTTCCGCTCATCGCTATGGCAGTGCCGCCTTTCGTGGCGGAAACGCTAACGGTCGTGGGGCTGGGGCGCGTCTTGATGTAATAGACAGTGCCCTCGGTAAGAGCGCTGTCCAGTTTCGCGGTTCCTTGTTCAACGAAAGTAACGGGATCGTCAACACGAAAATCACTCGTCGCGGGAACGGCGATCAGCGAAAAGGTCGACGGCGTAACGGGTACGGGAAAATCGGTCTTGTCGAGCAGGCAGGCGGTTGTGCCAGGGGGAACCATCGTCACCAGGCCATCTTGGCCGGTGAGAACAGTGGTTTGGCCGCAAGTCGTGACGGGCATCGGGGGACCGGCCCGTGGCCGGCGATAGCTTCGCGGTTCAGTCTAGGGCACCGGCGCGGGCTACGCCAAGGGCCGGTAGCTGGCGCTGCAGGGGCACGAGAAGCGGGTGTAGTGATGTGGCCGGTCCTGCAGTTGCGACTGGCTGGGGCCGGTAATGCGGCCGATCCGGGGCACGATCTGCTGGGTCGCCGTGGGGCGCACGCCGTTAAGCGCTTCGAGGGCATCCTTGATCGGGGTCGCAATCTGCAGGCCGCGCCCTGGGCCGATATTTTTGCGCGTGAAAATCTCGCAGATCAGTGAAGCGCGAATATGTCGCTGTGGTATGCCGCCAACGACAAGCTCGTTGATTAAACCGAAGTTGAACTTGACTACGCAATACTCCGCCAGCGCATCAAGGTTCACGGCAGATTGATTCTCGACAAAGACCGGCACGGGGGCGGCGTTGTCGATGACTATGCGCTCATAGGTGCCACGAATCAGTTGCAGGTAGTCGGCTGTCATTTGATGGCGGGGCGGATGAACCCAGATTTAGCACCCTGCTTAAACGCTCTGTCAAACCTGCCACCTTCCATGTATTGCGTGTACCATTCGTATTCAGCAGTTGAGATAGCTGGCCTGCCGCCGGCCTCGACTATCTCGTCGAGCGACATATCTTGCACCTGGCCGCGAAGCGCTCCGGTCCTTTTACCCATGGCGACTGGAGTTTTGTTGGGATCCTCTTCTTGTCTGACGAACTTGCCAGGAATCAGATCCATCGCCTCTTGTGCATAAGGCGATGTGTTGCCAATTACGATTGCAGGAGCGCCTCTTTTGAGCTGCTCATCAGTAAAGCGCGGCACGCCAACACTTGCAAATACCTTGTTGCTGCGTCCTTCGACTTGCGAATACCATTTCGACTTAAACTTGCCGCTGTAGTTAGGGCCTTCCTCTTGCAAGTCGGAGATAATTTGGCGCGTGGCAGAGCGCAATGCTTCGCCGGTGGCGCGGCGAACGTCTGCTGACATATTGCGCAATGGGTTTGCGAATCCCCTCGCAGGTTGCGATCGTCTTTGTGGCGCGTTAAATCCTCGGCCTGCCATTATTCCGCCCTCGCGGTGACTTTGCTGGCGTACATATTAAACGTATTGGCGCCAGAGCCGCCGCCAGAGCCTTGTACGATGAGTGGCGCTCCGCTAAGCGTAGTGATGACCCTGCCGTCAAGCGTGGTGATATAGGCTGGCGACGTGCTCTCCTCGCCGCCACTGCCATAAGTTGGCCCAATCTCGGTGATTTTCCAGCGCTTGCCCAGATAGCCCAGGCGATCATTGGTACTGACCGGCCACGGAACCGCAATATGATCGATCCATACCACAAGCTCGTGGTCCTGCATCACGCCATCGCGCTCTTGTTGCGTCGAATTGAGCACTGCGCCGGCCCCGGTCACAGTTGTTTCTGTCAGTGAGATCGTGCCGGTAGTTTCGTTGTAGGTGCCAGGCGATATTTTGATGTAGCTGAGCGCGGTTGAGCGCCAGCGATCCACAAGCCGCTTGGCGAGTAAGCCTGCCCAAGCATCTTGCGGAGCGTTCATCCTCGGAACAATGGCACCATGGACTCGTTCTTCCTGTTTACCCAGCAGCCGATCATGTCGAGCAGCCAGGGGTACAGTCGCAGCACGGTCGGCGAATACCTGCCAACGCGAGCGTCATTTGGCAGTACCTGTGGGGAGCGTGTTTCCCTGGGCGAGAAAAACTCCTCTTCGAGATCGCCGAGCTTTTGACGCTTGACGACAGGCGCAGGGAGTTGATTCGCCGCGCCAAATACGGCTGTGCTGTTGCTGAATAGCACAAGAGCCAGTTCGGAGGCGGCAGCGGTGTAGCTGGCGTCCAGCTCGCGCCCGCAGCACGTTTCCTCGTCCGTACACCAGCGGAGGGTCCGCAGAGCGTTCTGGGCCTCGTTCAGGGCCTGGCCCTTCTGCGCCGTGGTGAGCGCCGCCCAGGCGGTGGCCTTGAGCGTAGTCGCCATGTAGGCGTCTGCGGTGGCCACCACGATGAGATCCGGGGGCGTGCAGTTGCACTGGGCCTCGCCGACGATCGCCTGATAGGGGTAGGGATCAGCCAGGCGATGCCACGGCCACCAGACAGAGCTGCTCACGGCGCTCAGACCCCGATGACGCGCCAGGAACCGCCACGCCACCAGACCAGGGCCGACGCGGAGCCACCGCCTACGGGCGCGGAGCCGGCGGCGGGGGACGTGGCATCAGTGACCACCCGCAGGGCGAACAGGGCGTCCATTTCGGTCAACTGGGCCGCCGTGGGCAGGGTGGCGACGGTGAGGCCGCTTTTGAAATTGAGGTTTTGGAAGGAGGCCATCTGACACAGGAGGCTCGGGCCCCCATCCTACCCCGGCCGCGCCACGAAAAAAGGGGGCCGAAGCCCCCTTGATCACTCCTCCCCGGAAGCCTATCAGATCGTTCCGCCAAAGGGCGAGTTGACGATCAGTCGCACTGCCGGAATCAGGCGAGATTCGGTGTACGCCAAGCTCCAGTTCGAGCCGGTAGCGAGTTGCGCGTTCGTCGGGTTGTCCTGGGTGGAGTTCCAGGAAGTGCCGGGAACGTGCTGAACCTGGTGGTAGTCCACAATCATGCCGTCCTGCTTGGACGGAGCGTTGCGGGTCGGCTCGACTTCCATGGGGATCTGATCTCCCTCGCGCATCACGCCAAGACCGCAGATATAGCAGACAAACTGCCGCTGCTGGCCACTGGTGCCGATAATAGGGAGTTGGTCGTCAACGATCACATTGAGGTTGTAAGCGTTGCCGATTAGCAGCCTGGTGTTTACGCCTCGGCGATCGGCGTCGTAGGTGAGGAAGCCGAGCTGCTCCAGATAGGCGGAACAGGCAGAGGGAATCACAAGGGTCGTGAGTTCCGACTGTCGCTCGCCCAATCTGTAACGGGCCTCGATCACGTTCTCCACCGTCAGCCAGTTGGAGATAGTCGAGCCGGTCGTGACGGACTTGTTGAGACTGTGGACGGTGTTCAAGGGGCCGCCGGTGCCAAGCAGGCCCTCCATGTGAGAGATAAACTTCGTAGTGCGGAGTTTATCGATGGCGGGAGCCATTTGCTCGCCGAGCACCTTCATCGGGTCTTCGCCGATCGCCAGCTTCGTCAGCTTGTCGATCGCAAACGCAAAGCCTCGGTGAGTGATGGTCGCGTACTGCGTGCCAGCGGTGACCTTCTGGAACGTGAAGTGCCCCTCGCCGGACATGCCCCAGTTGTTACCCGAGGTCATCCGCTCCTCTACCGGGTTGAGCGGCTTGAAGAAGGGTGCCTCGATCCGGGTGCCGGTCGTGGACGAGAGCAGGGTATCCTCTCGGGCGACAATACCGGACTTAATCATTCGAGACTGCAGGAAGATTTCTTCTTGCAGGTATTGGGCAAACTCGCCAGACGTTGCAAGCCGCGTGAGACTTGCAACGTCGCCGGCAAAAGTACCGCCCAAGTTGCCAAGGTAGGCCACTGGAAGGAAAGCAAAGGGTCGTGAATTGGCTTACACGGCCGCGCAGCAGCGGTGCTTTCGCTCGGGGCCTAGCGCAGCCTCACCCCTTGCCTTGTGCGGAGAGCGTCGCTTCCGCTTCGGCTTTGAGCTTATCAGCAAGCTCGGGATTGTCAAGTCCTAGCTTGATGCGCTCAGTAATGTTGCCCGTGAGCCATGGATTGCTGCCCGTGGAGGCGCTGCCGGCAGCGGCGGCCCCAGGGGTGCTCCTTGCGCCCATTCCACCAGATCCGCCGGCAGGCTTGGCGTGGTAGGCCCACTCGGGATCCTGGCGGATCTTGGCCATCAGTTCGCTCGCGGGAACTTCGACGCCCTTGAACTTCACGACGAGAACGTCATCGCGCAGCTGAGCGCTTTCCCCAAAATGCGTCCATAGCTGCTTGGGCGCTTGGGCTTCTGCTCCTACGGCGGCAAGGAAGTCGGCCCTAGCCTTATCACGCTGACTTTTGGTCGTGATCTCCGTGATCTGAGTGTCCTTGGCCTTGAGCTGCTCGTGTAGCGCTTTAATCTGATCGCGTGCTTCGTTGAGCAACTCTTGCAGTTGCCCTTGTTCTTCCATCTCTTTTTGCCTGCGAGCTGTTTCAGCCGCTTCCATTTCGCTGATCCGGCTCTGAAGTTTCTTCTTCTCGTCCAAAACTTCCCCTTTCTTGCCATCCAGGGCATTCAGGCGCTGTTCAAGCTCGTCAACCCTGGCGGCCTTGGCTTGCAGGTCGGCAATTTGTTCGGGAGTGAGCGACATGGTGTTGCTTGATGGATGCGCTACAGTGTAGCGCGTAGCCGCCAAAGCGCACCATGGAAACCGCCAAGCCGAAAACTCCCGCTCCTGCTCCCGCGAAAGCCGCGCCAGTCGAACAGCTCGGCGCCGAGCCCGCCAAGCAACGCGACATGCTTGCCGAGATCGAGCAGCGCGACAAGGAGATCGAGAGCCTGCGACAGCAACTTGCCGAGAAAGGCGCCAAGGACGAGCCGGCACGCGATGAGCTTGGCTCTCAGGTCGAGGTCGTCAACATTGCCGGCCTGGTGATGGAGAAGACGGCTTACTCTGACGGCGACTCCGACGTGCAAGTGCTGAGCGAGCCCCTTATTGATGCGGAGTTGATTGTCGCAACAAAAGCGCATCAACGTATGCAGGGCTTCTGATTCTCGCCATATCGCCCCTCGGTCAAGCGACCGGGGGGCTTTCGTTTGCTTGCTGCTGTCGAATCGCCTCGCGCTTGGCCTGCTCCTTGAGCGCCTTGACCTGCGCAACCAGCGTGGGGATGTCCATTTCTTCCGGGAGCCACTCGCCGCGAGCAAGAATCTTCATAAAGGCCTCTGTCGGGAGCTGCCCCTTCTCCTCAAGATCAGACAGCACGCTCACGTCCTGACCGAGCAGGCGATAGAAGTCGAAGTCACGATCAATGACAACTTTTGGGGCTTCCTTGCCATTGTAGTCAGAGGCCATGCGAAAAGCCTCGTTAAGGGCATTCTCAAGCTCTTGCGCCGTTACCGCAAGTACGCAGTTGGCCTGCTGTTGATCGAT